TTTAGCTTTGCATATCATTTTATGGTTAATAAGAAATCATATTGTTTTACTCTAAACAATTATACTGAAGATGAATATCGATCTCTTGTCCGAGTTTGTGAAACTGAGTCGGGATATGCAATCCTTGGCAAAGAGGTTGGAGAATCAGGTACACCCCACATCCAGGGATATATCAGATTTACGAAACCATATCGTTTCTCAACTATCAAGGATAGATATCTCCCTCGTTGCCATATCGAAGTCGCAGCAGGTGATGCTGCACAAAACAGAGCTTATTGCTCAAAAGCTGGAGACTTTAGAGAATTTGGTACACCACAGGATACCGGAGGTAACAAGTCAAGAGATGAATCAGCTAGACGATTCGTTTCCTGTATGGAAAGACGGGGAGATGGAGGAGTTGCTGAGTTCGCTGATGAGCAACCCGGAGTCTGGTACTTCTCAGGACATAACTTGTTACGAAACTATATGACGTTACAAGTTGCTATACCGCGTCCTAATATAAATGTTAAATGGTTTTACGGTCCTCCTGGCAGTGGTAAAAGTAGGCGTGCTCACGACGATCTACCTAATGCGTATGTTAAAGACCCACGAACAAAGTGGTGGAATGGGTACATGTTGGAATCAACGGTTATTATTGATGACTTTGGTCCCGGTGGTATTGACATTAATCATCTGCTTCGTTGGTTTGATAGATATAAGTGTTATGTAGAAAATAAAGGTGGTATGTTACCTTTATTAGCTGATACGTTTATAGTTACTAGTAATTTTCATCCAAGAGACTTGTTCAAGGATGATAAAAAAATGTATTGTATAACTAGTAACTCTTATTTGTATGTGGATCATCCACAGCTGCCTGCATTAATAAGAAGGATCGAATTAATTGAGTTTTACATTAAATGTCAAAAAAAGCCCCCTGTGGATAGGGGAAAAGAAAGAAAGAAAAATAAAATGGGACCCCCCACCCTCAGGGTTAATCAAGCCCTCGCTTAGTAAAATTAATGACCGACTCACTACAAGACGGACAAAATTACCACGCCATTGTTTTAGAATTTTCTGCTGCCTATATATATGAGCTTATGACAAGGATTCTCAAATTCAAGGAACCCGGACGCCCCAATTCATTGGCTGCTATGGTTTATAAACGCAAGAGAGTATACGCTCCGCGTTACGTTAAACGCCGTAAGGTTGTTAAACGCAGACGAAAGTTTCGTGGTAGTAAATCAGTTAATTTTACTAGCCAATCTGGTATCGGAAGATCACTTCCTTTTAAATCTCGGAGATTGAAAGGTCGTACTTTTCGTAGTAAATTATGGAACGATACGGTTGCCAAGGCTCATTATCGTTCATGTGAATCAAATGTTGGAATTATTAATTCCAACGCTGATCCTGCACAAGCAACTATTGCACGTATAAGTGCATTAGAGAATTTTTGGACTGCTGCAGGTGGTGCTATACCTATTGATTTAGGTGTATCTGTACCTCAATTTGCTGATGATATTATTATCAGAGGTGGTAAAGTAGGTATTAGATTGTTCAATGAAAGTACTGTTGCTCCTTTGAATGTGTTCGTATGGCTTACGAGAGATTCACAGACACCAAATTATACTAGTTTGGCATCTCCTCAACCCGTAGGTTTTGATATGAGTTTAATTCCAGATTTTAAAAAGAAATTTGGTACAATATTGTATACAAGACAGTTTCTTTTGGAACCTCTAGCGGAATCATCAATAGAATATAGGTTACGTGTAATGAAGATTGATCAACAAGTTTGGATAGATGGAAGTCGTTTTCAATGGTGGGTCATGGTATCAGATCCTGACACGGCAAATATTACAACTTGCCGCCAAGTGACTTATCATAATTTATCTTTTAGTGCTGACGCTTTAACAAGTGTTTAATAATGTAATGTCAACTATGTTGCGTGTAATATACGGGGCGGGGTTAGTATTACCCCCGCCCCCCCCCTTAAGGATATTAATAAAATAATCTTTGATTTTTTCTATATAAAGCGTCTTTAGCCTTTTAGCTTTGCATATCATTTTATGGTTAATAAGAAATCATATTGTTTTACTCTAAACAATTATACTGAAGATGAATATCGATCTCTTGTCCGAGTTTGTGAAACTGAGTCGGGATATGCAA